TCCCCTTACGTTCCACGACTAAGCCATTGCTCATCACGAGGTGGAGGTTTGGAGGGACCACAGATCCCTCCCTGACAGCCTGTGACGGCTTATATTTTTCACCGCCCAGTGCCCAGGCAATGGCATCCAGTACGGATGTCTTTCCCTGATTATTGTTGCCGCCAATGATCGTCAGCCCGGTTTCTTTCGGTTCGATCTTGACCGCTTTAATGCGTTTAACATTTTCAATCTCTAACTGATTAATTTTAATGCTCATGGAAATCTCCTTTATTCCTTTAAATCCCGGATACTTGATTCAACAATTTTACTCAAACGTATAAAAGGAGTAAGCATATGCAACACCTTTTCCATTGGTAATAATTCGCCGTCTCGATATGCGATAACCATTACATCTCCACATATATCTGGCACCAATGAATGCAACGGTTTAGCAAGAACAGGCGGATACTGAGCCATGAACAATGCATTTGCGACAACATTTTTCTCTGCTGGTTTCGTATCATAAATTAAAAACGCCATATCAGCATTCAGAATTTCTGCAAAAACTGGGATTTCTCTGCATGTACGTGTTTCCTTTCCATCACGAACAGGAAATAGATATCTTGTTGCTAATGCAAAAAGTTCTACTTCATCAGTCACGACAAGTTCTACTTTACCATCTGACGTAATTTTAAACTGTTTTGTTTCTGTGATTCCTGCCATTATCTCTTACCTCCATCTACTCCAAGAAATATATACAGACCGCCCTGTGTCAGCATTTCGCCTTTTTCGTAAAACTGTGTCAAAAGCTCCAGCTTTGTATCTGCCCGGATATATCTTTCAAAATCCTCTACATAGATCTCAACAGTATCTTTACCAACCGGCAAAGCCGTGATATACTGTTTTTGAAAATTGTTTTCATATTTGGCTGACTGGTTGGCGGACCGGCCGGCCATTTTCATTTCTTCCATCATCTTTCCTCTCCTTCTTCTTCATAATATCTCTCAGCACTGGCTATGATCCCGAAGAAGCTGCCAGCCAAAAAGCAATACAGGATTGCCAGCAGTAACAACGGCCACTGATCCACAGCATTAACAAACAGAATCATGAATACACCTGCTGCCAGGTGTAAGCCACAGCATACCTCACAGGCTGCTGTTCTGATCGGGCTTCCTGTTGGCTGTTCTTCTTCCATAACTGGAAAGTTTCTTTCTCTCTTGTCCCATTGCGGGACCTGTAATCTTGGTTCCTCCATTATCAATACCTCCTATAATGGCTGCTGTTTTCTCATGAAAACAATTTTGACATCGAGTGCATCCAGCACGGAATACAGTTCTCCAAGGGTAAATGTGTTTGGAGATTTCAATTTGTTGGTTAAGGTCCGGCTTGTGAACCCGGCCTTGACAGAGATCTGCTCCGGATCCTTATTGAACCGGCACATCTCGCCTTCGATCAGGCCTCGTACGTAATCTTCCCGTTCCTTTTTCTTCGGAACAGAAACTAATGATTTTGCCATGCTTCCCGCCTCCTTAATAAAATGTACGTATCTGCATAACGCACACATCCCGTGTTGGATTCTTGCGCTGAACAATTTCTTTGAGCTTCTCAGCTTTTTCTCTGGTAAATTTCTTTGCCAGATGAATGGCATCGCTGAAAAGCTCTGTTCCATCTTTGTAGCCTTTAAATACAAATGCTTTGCCCTTCTGGTAAACGGCTACTGTGTATTCTTCTTCCACGATTTCTCCAATCAGGCGCATCTTCTATCCCTCCTCTCCGTGTTGCATATTTAGGACAGATGGCTTAAAAAAAATATCCACCGGATCCTTTAAATGGAGAATCTCTGATATTTTAATTACCTCTTCCAAAGTAAAAGAATTTCTCCCATTAAGCTTTGAATTTAATGACTGTGGTGAGATCTCTAAATATTCAGCCATCTTGGCCTGAGAAATTCTTGCCTCTGTCATTTTCCCTTTTAATTTATCAAACGACATCCTGTTCGCTCCTTTCGTTGCATATTTGGGATATTTGTATCATACACCAAGTACTCTCCACTGTCAACCCATATTTGCAACATTTTTTTAATTTTATGTAAATATATGTTGCAAATATGAAAAAATAGTTTATAATAGCCTTATACGGAGGTGTAAAATGAGCGACAAAGAAATTAGCGATAAAATGCTAGATATAATGAATAGAATGAAGCAACGACGCGAAGAATTGGGCATGTCATACCAGGCTTTATCTGATAAAGTTGGTATAAGTAAATCGACGCTGCAACGATATGAAACAGGTTCTATCAAAAATATGCCTGTAGACAAGTTAGAAGAAATTGCCGATGCGCTTAGAGTATCACCTGCATACCTTATGGGATGGGAAGAATCGGCTACTACGCCAACTACAATTGCAGCTCATTTCGATGGTGACGAATACACAGAATCCGAACTGGATGAGATCCGCCAGTTCGCAGCATTTGTAAAGAACAAAAGAAAATAGATACACATACCAGAGTGGGAGGTGTCTTATGAACACATATGAAAAACTCCAAGATAAGGCCTGCAAGGACGGTATTGATGTGATAGATTATCCATTCAATAGCAATAGAATCGATGGGTTGTATTGCGACGGCACGATTGCTATCAGAAAAGATATTGAAACATCGGCCGAAAAGGCATGCGTCTTGGCCGAAGAACTTGGTCACTACTATACCAGTCATGGAAACATTATCAATATGAATGATGTAAAAAGCAGAAAACAGGAACGTCAGGCAAGGGAATGGGGCTTCAATAACCGGATCGGGCTTCTCGGTATCATCCGTGCTTTCGAACACGGCTGCCGTAACCGATACGAAACGGCTGAATACCTGGAAGTAACTGAAGAATACTTGGAAGAAGCATTAAAATGTTATCGAAGTAAATATGGAATATATAAAGTCGTTGATAATTATGCGATTACTTTTATTCCAAATTTGGCTGTAACGAAATTGTTTTAATGACAATTAACTATAATTTACAAGAGAGGGATTTGTTATGGGTTTACGCGATATTTTGAACGCTGGAAAAATTCGAAAAGAAAATGATGGTTTAAAAGAACTTATGTCTCCAGAAATGCAAGACGCCGCTAAGTTGAATGAGCGCATTGCGGAAATGGAAATCAAAAAAGAAAAGTTAGAGAAACAAGTTGAAAAATTAGATAAACATGTTGAACAGTTAAAAAAAGATACTGTCTTTTTTGAGGATGCAATTATTTTTCAGGAATATGGCCTTTACACCCCACGGTATAATTTTTTAACAGCTGATGAATATAAGCTGAAATTAGAAAAGGTCAGGACGGAGCAAAAGGACATGATTAAGCGAGACCGTGCTATTACAGGAAATACCAATTGGACTGTTAATAATAGCAAGGCTCAAGGCCAGAGAATGGTCAATGATATGAAAAAACTCTTTCTTCGTGCATTTAACAGTGATTGTGAAGATGTTGTAAGCAGGGTTAAATACAATAACTTTGATATGTCCGTGAAAAAAATTCAAAAATCTGCAGAAGCAATTGAAAAACTGGGCAGAGTAATGGATTTGAAAATCACATCAAATTACATTAATTCTAAAATTGATGAATTATATATAGCTTTCGAATATCAGCAGAAGAAGCAGGAAGAAAAAGAAGCGCAAAAAGCCGCTCGTGCTGAAATGCGTGAGGCAGCTAGATTGCAGAAAGAAATTGAAGCTCAGCGTAAAAAATTCGAAAAAGAACAAACACATTACCAAACTGCATACGATCATCTTCTTCGTCAAATTGAACAAAATCCCGATAACAGTGATTTATTAAAGAAGAAAGATGAATTAGAAAATCAACTGAAAGATATCGATAAAGCTATAAAGGACATTGATTACAGAGAAGCCAATCAACGTGCAGGTTATGTTTATGTTATCTCCAATATTGGTGCTTTTGGTCCGAATGTTTATAAGATCGGAATGACAAGGCGTTTGGATCCACAGGATCGTGTTGATGAACTTGGCGATGCTTCTGTTCCATTCAATTTTGATGTCCATGCAATGATTTTCTCCGATGACGCACCTGCTTTGGAAGCTGCGCTTCACAGGGCGTTTGAAGACAGAAAATTAAATATGGTTAACACGAGACGAGAATTTTTCAATGTTACATTGGACGAAATCAAAGAAGTTGTTAAGAAAAATTTTGATAAAACTGTTGAATTCATTGATGTTCCAGACGCAGAACAATACCGTATAAGTCAGAAGATGCGTGAAAAATTATAAATACATATTAAATGGAGATTTTATAATGGGATTATTCGATTTTTAAAAAAAAATAGAAATTCAACAAGAGTTTCCAAATGATGCTAAATATGCAAAATATATTTATACCAAAGAATATAGCAAGCTTGAGGATAAGTATTACTCTGAGATGAATCAAATAGAAGCGCAATGGAAAGTGCTTTCTAAAGAAAAAGACTTTCATGGTGATAATGCACGTAAGTTCGAAAGGCTCTGTAAACGTAACATCAAAACCTATAAAAGCATTACTGAATACTGCGATAAATATGATACACCTTATTTTGACACAGTACCAGTTTATAAAAGGCTTTCTATGTTATATGAAAAGCAGAAAAGATATAACGATGCTGCTAACATATGTTTAGAAGCTATACGCCTTGGTGCAGTAAATGAATATGGGGATGGACATACAGGAAAAATGCAAGCCAGATTTGAAAGGCTTGCCAAAAAGGCTAATATATTAAATTCTGTAGACAATACATAGTTAGTTTTGCTTCAGACCACATTTAATTATACTGAAACTGTTTTAAAGGAGGTCTTCCACAATGATGTATCCATTCATGACATTAAATGATGACACTGAGATTACACATTCTGAAATGAAACCTGACGGTAAAGTCAAGGTTTATATCGAAACACCTGATGATTTTGGTGGCTTCCACAGCGCTACTTGCTGGCTGCCGGATTATAAATGGGAAAATATTGATGGCTATTCAGATGCGGAGATGTCTTATTTTAGGCAGCTTATTCGCAACAATGCCCATCTCATTATTGAGTTTTCTCAAGAAGGAGGCGTTCTGAATGCCGCAAATTCTTAGAGTTGGTCCGTACAGTATTTATTTCTGGTCAAACGAAGGAAAGCCGATCGAACCGATTCATGTTCATATCGCAGAAGGCCGGGCAACAAGCACAGCAACCAAACTGTGGATTACAAGCACCGGAAAGGTTCTTCTTTGCAACAACAATTCAAAAATTCCTAGCAATGTTTTGAAGAAATTGATGCGAATGATCGAAGCCAACAGTGCTGAAATTATAGATGAATGGTTGAATTTCTTTGGAGAAATTCGCTATTTCTGTTAAATGAAAATAAGCTAACCCCAGGCACATAGGAATGCTCAGCACATAGTGCCTACCCCATTTCGGGACCCAGTGTTTTTCCTTCTCGAGTTAACTTATTTTAATTCAAATATACCACCACCTACGATGCATTCGCACTTTCAGCGGCTCACTAATACTATGACACATTTATTTTGCTTTGTCAAATAGCAAAACCGCCCGGTGTTACCAGCACCGAACGGCTTCACATAGATATATTAGTTTGTCACAGGCCAGTCAGCGTTATCATTTAAAAACTGGCTATACTACTATTATCACTTTGAAAGGATGTGAACATATGCCATTACCAAAAAACGATTTTTATACAATTGCGGATATCTATGCTCTTCCGGATGGAAAAAGAGCTGAGTTGATTGATGGGCAGATTTATGACATGGCACCTCCAAGCCCGTTTCATCAAGAACTTGTAATGGAGCTTTCTGCGACGATAAGAGATTATATCAAGAAAAACAAAGGAAACTGCAAAGTATATATTGCTCCATTTGCCGTCTTTCTCAATAAAGATGAGTATAATTATGTAGAACCTGATATCTCTGTTATTTGTGATCTGGATAAAATCAATGACAAAGGATGCAATGGCGCTCCGGATTTTGTCATCGAAGTGGTATCGCCAAACAGCCAGCGTATGGATTATCTCACGAAACTTTTAAAATATCGTACATCTGGTGTTAGAGAATATTGGATTGTCAATCCTCTTAGGCGTACAGTTCAAGTATATTCCTTTGAAGGACAGGAAGACTCTATTCAGTATGCATTTGAAAATGAAATTCCAGTTGGGATTTATAAAGATTTAAAGATTTGCATTTCTGATTTATTGAACAATTAAAAAAATACCGGCCCCTGCTGCAAACAGGAACCGGCAACTCATACATCTTGAAGATGATACGAGATTGATTCGCACCTATATTGTATCATCTTCAAACAGCCTTTGCAAGTGAGCAAAATTCACTGGCTGTTCTTTTTATACCTTTTTTTCGGCTCGACATCGAGCCAGACAAAGATTGGAGTGATACATATGGCTACACCTAAAAAACTTCCTTCAGGCAACTGGCGTGTTCGCGTCTATGATTATACTGATGAATCAAATGTTAGACACTACCGCTCTTTCACCGCTGCAACGAAGAAAGAATGTTCTTACATGGCAACGGAATTTTCACAGAACAAATCCCGCATTGCTGCGGGTGATCTGACCGTTGCCGAGGCTATTGATGAATACATACGTGTCAAATCAGAAGTTTTATCTCGCAGTACGATCAGGGGTTATCAGACACAGCGCAAAAACTACTATAAAAGTATCGAAACCATACGGATCCG